TCTTCGGTGCGTATTTGTTTTCTGTCTTAGCCTCTTCGGGTGGCTTAACGACTTTACGTTTAGCCTTCCGTGGGCGGCTCGGCTTGGCCTTCTCCAATTGGTTGTCCTCCTAGTGCTGGGTTTTTACTTGGGTCCATCATTGGTGATCCGATTGCAGCTTGCTGTAGATCAGCTTGCTGTTGCTGTTGTACAGCAGCCTGTTGTTCACCTTGTACTTCTTGCATACTTCTTACAAGGTTAAGTATATCTATACCTTGTGCAGCAGCTAGACGTTTAATAACTTCCTCAGGGTTTATGTATTGCTGAGTAGCCTCTGGTCCCATGGTTTGTGAGATAGTTGTAAGGAATTGACCAAGACTCTCACGGTCTTGTCCTCTGCCTAGTGCATTAACACCTGCGACAATGGTAGGTTGTACAATACCCTTAGGTATCTTAGGTATCTCACCAGTCTTTTGGAATACACTTAGCTTTCTATTTAAGTATGGTACTAAGAACTCAGTAGTAAGTACACTAAATAGTCCACCTAACTGTTGCTCTAATTCCATCTGTGTCATCCTAACTTCCTCTGCTGTAGTACGTTCTGATTGACGTACTGATAGTATAAGGAATGCTTCAGACAATCTCTTCTCTAAGGTTTGTATCATCTGATATGCCGTAGCAAAGTCAGCCTGTTTACCTACCTGCACTACACCTATGTCATCTGGTCTGCCTTGTACGATAGCACCATTACCTGCGTTAGCAAGGGTTTGAGGTTTAGTTGTACTGGAAGGTGATACTACAAAGACAACCTTAGCTGCCGCTGCACTACCTTCAGTGATTGCTTGTGACAGAGCTTCAAGTGACTTAAGATCACCCATGAATTCTTCTACTCTACCACGTCCATAAGGTTCACCATCTACTGTGTTAAATCGTAGAGGTAACCATGGTGTTGTTTCAACTGGTGCTTTACTTACTGACTTAGGTATAATTTTATCATTAACTTCTTGATGCCAGAGGAATCTATTGTTATCACGACGAACATGTGTGTACACATCTACGTCTTCGTTATCCTCAGACTCGTCCTGTATAGTTAAGTCGTCTCCTAAATCTGGTAATAATTTTTTGCTAATTTTTTCCTTAGTGACAATTTCAATTACATTTCCATTCCCATCACGCTCTATAACATAACGATGTAGAGGAAAGAGTTTTAAACCATCCTTACCCATAAAGATTAACGCATTACCTGCTACTACCAAGTGCTTAAGAGCTTGGTGTATAACAACACGGTCATCTGATGCTGCGATAGAATCCATAATGGTATTCTCTACCTTAGCAAAGGATAGATCTAATTCAGATTTCATGTTGGGATCAACTTGTCCTAACATTGAATCGTTAATCTGTAGCTTAAAGAAGCTAGTGTTAACTGGTACTAATGCTAGTTGTAGTTTAGCTGCTAGAGTTACCACTCCTTTAGCTCCAACTGATTGCCATGGTGTGCTTAAGTTTTTAGCACCACGCATGAACTCTTCTTCACCACGAATTAGATAGGGGATAGTTAGCTTAGCTGCCTCTTCCGCTATGTTTAGAAACTGAGAACGTTCTGATGCTAAACTGTCATATCTTGTTTTAGCTGACATTATATATTAAGTGATTGAGTTTGCTGTTCTCTGCCTAATTGTTTAGTACCTCTAATGGTACCCATTCTAGATGCCTTTGATCTCTTCATCCGTACACCTTTAGCACTTGTGCCTGTGAACCTCTGACCTGCTTGACCTTGAGCTGTCCTTATATCAGGTGCAGCTGCTTTTACAGCTTGATCAAATTGTGTCTTAGCTTGACCGTAACCACTGGTGTCTTGTACATCTGAGCTTACATTAGGCATGTAGTTTATATCTTTTCTATCTACTGGTAGTGGTGTAGGTACACCGGGTTTGGTAGGGATGTCTGGTGTCCAACCGTCTTGGCCTGTACCTCCTCCTCCTGTACCACCTCCGGGTAGGTTTGGCTTCCATAAAGATGACTTCTCCTTCCATTCTGGTAGATTTTTTTCGTGCAATAATGCTTCAAGTTCAGTTTTAGTTACAGTACCACCGAATGGATCTTGCCATGGTACATACTTTTTAGTGTCATCTTCACGTGTTACAGCACCCCAAACTTTAGGGTGAACTGAATCAAATACCTTTTGACCATAAGCATTGGTAGATCCGAAGTCTCTCTGGAAAGTACCACTAGCTTGGGCAGCACTTAGATCATCTGAATCAACACCTGAATGTTGGTCCATATATTCTTTTACTTCAGCTTTAGTACCAAATCTACCCATCATTGTTGGGTCATTAGTTATCTCATCTCCTTCAACAACACCGTTGCCATCAAGATCAACACCTCTAAAGTCATCAGCATCACCTTGATTCAAAGAGTCCATAGTCAAACCACGGTAACCAATGTGGGTATTAGTGAACAATGCATTGTCATAGTTATCACTTTTGTTACCTACACCAGCTATACGTTCTCCAGTAGTAGGATCAATTGCATCTTTCCCCATGTGGTCCATGTATCTTTGTACATCAGCGTTGTTTGCAGCAGTAAAGAATGGAGTTTTAGCTCTATCCTCTTCTCTAGATACTTGACCCATTATATTTCTAAGGTCATCACGTACCATAGTCTCACCTTGTACTGAATATTTAGATGTCAGTCGTTCTTCTGGTGATACTATACCATCACCGTCTTGGTCTTCACCTCTATAGGTAACAGCATTTAAGAAGTTAGCCTTAGCTTGACCAGCTTCAGCATTATTTAACCAGTAATCTATGTGCTCATTAGTATCTTCATCTCTACCATATTGTTCATGGTATGCGTCTCTAAGTTGAGCTTCATCTGATGCAGCAAACGATGCAGCAATCTCTTGGATTGACATTTGTATACCATCAGCACTAGTACCAGCTAATCTATCCTCCCAGTATTTCAAACCTTCGGCATCTATTTCACCAACTGTATCACCAAAACCTTGGGTATATAAATCTTGTATGGTTGTTGTGTCAGAGACATTATCAAAGAAACTTTTACCTCGCATAGCATCACCACCTTCAGCTTCACTAGCTCCCCAAAGGTCACCACGATCAGCAGCAGATGTTACAGCAGCAGCAGCTCCTTTAAATGCACCTTCGGTGTCACCACCTTTAGCCTGAGCTATAAGAGCTTTATAATCATCAGACGCTTTTGCTTGTTCTGCAGTAATACCTTTCTGTTCAAACAAACCTAAGATGTTATTAGTTACAGCATCTAAAGCTTTATTATAATCAGCAGTACCTTTAGTTAAAGTAGATAGATCTACAAAACTACCTTGTCCTGTATCACCCTTGGCATAACCTTCATACCATGTTGATGCTCTTTGATCGTACCAGTTGTATGTCATTTCACATCTCCTTTAAGTTTCCAGTTGGCAGGTATATTCTTACCTCTTTCAGGTGTAACCTTTCTTATACTTAAGCTAGTAGGCTTAGGAATATCAGGTGGTTTCTCCATAAGACTAGCTGTTATCTTTTCTTCAGCTCCAAACGTAGGACTGTAAAAGATACCTTCTTCAACATTTTGATCTAACTTGTTACCAACAATAGTCATGCGTGTTGGTTCAGGTGCTTGCTTATGTTTAAAGGTATCTCTAACTTCCCCTGTTAATGGGTTAAGTTTAGTACGGGTACCAGTTTCAGTATCAAACTTATTCCAAGGTTGATACTTTCTGATCTGAACTTGTTGGTTGTGTAAGAAACCTCTAGTATTTTTACCTTCAGGGTATCTTACATTGTGTACTCTAGCTCTTTGAATTTGAAGTGCTTTTTCTTTTTGCCATTCAGCTTCAGCCCATGCACCATCTTTACCAAGTTCTCTAGCTTTATCATAAGCTTCATTAACCCAGCTCTGTATCTCTTTAGATGCAGCTCGTACTTGAGTAGCATTATCAAAGTCAGCACCTTCACCCATGAACATCATGTAATCCTTTTCTAACAACTCATCTATCGTAGCACGATATAGTTCATCATTAGTATAGTTCTTCCAGTCCATAGGAAACTCACGTTGAATAACTTGAGTCCATTTCTGACCAGTCTCATCTTCTCTAGTACCAACAACAGTGTCTCTAACTTTATCTTTATATTTATAAGGGTTTTGTATATCATCTTTACTACCCTTAAGCCATACATGTTTAGCATCACCACCTGATAAATTATGGAAAGCTGTTTGTGCATCCCAAGTATTATTGTAAGTAATACCACGTTCAATATCTATACCCCAAGCTTCATCTTCTAAAGCCAGTTGACCGCCTTGATCATACCAAGAATCATATGCTTGTAGAGTATCAAGTCTTTGAGACTCTGACATTTGACCCCAAGCATCAGTACGGAAAGCATACTTACCTTCATGTCTCCAATCCAGTCCAGCTTTAGTCAATTCCATCCTTAGATCTTGACGATCTTGACTCCAATTTATATCTTCACTTGGAACCCATCTTCCTTTATTATCATAGGCCATCGCTTCTTACCTCTTCCATTCTGTGAACAAGCCACTCAACCACAGAGCGTTGTCCAGATCTGTACATAATTTTTTGCATTGAATCCTCTGGGTTAGGTGTGATTGGTGGAAAGTTCTCCTCTAATTCTTCGAGGATGTAGTTCATGTTGGGACCAGTAATGGCCTCAAGCATATTGTGGGAGGTTGACATTGTTGTGTTCAAAAAAGGCGGGCATTCTAGCTGATTTCGTGGAAGAAAGTTCTGGAGCCTTACCTTCATACATTAATCGGTCGCTCGTATCTAGCCAGAATTTTTTGTCCAAATATTTGTCCTGAGTATTTATACCTAAGGGTTCGAGTACCCAGTTAATGGTGGCCTTCCTAAGTTTGTCCAGAGAATTACTAGGGCGTAAACCCAACTCGTGACATACAAGGCTATTAGAGGCCACGTGTATTTGTTCGTCTCTGGAAATATCAGCTGATACCGTTCTGAGACCAGCATCGCCATTAAACCTAAAAAAAGGCAAAAGTACAAAGAATATAGCACGTTCAGCTACTAATGCTTTTAATATTGTGTGATCGGGGTGTGACTCCCAAGCTGCACGCAGCCTGAGAGCTTCTGCTTCAGCCTTAGGATCAACCCCTATAGCATTTGCTATATATCCTAACGCAAGGTCGTGATTTTCTTCGTCTTTAACGTTTGATCTGAGTAGATCCCTTGAGAGATAAGGTACTTCTTCAAGTGCGTCTTCAATGAACTCACCCACTGGTAGTTCCATATGACGTATTGCAAGAGCACGGTAGATGGTTTCTTCAGCACCATGTTTTAGTTCTCCAGCTGTAGTTTGCACGGGTGACCACTTCCGTTTACGGTCTAGTAGTTTTTGATATGGATGTTTCCTCATTATTCTTGACAATCGCATGTTGGCATTGGTTCATTCAACAGCTCTTGTAAGTAATTATCA